AGATCCAACTCACGTTACCGTCAGGTCGATCACTCCTGCTCAATGGATTCATCGACGGTGAAGGTGACGCAGTCATCATGGAAAACAAATGCCGTGGAGAATGGAGTGAAGATGACATTGCTCGCGAAATTGATCGTAATCTTCAAGTCAACATGTACCAGCTTCTCTACAAGGCTTCGTACGGTTATCTTCCAGAAAGGATCTGGTACCAGCACATCAGGCGTCCCGGTGGCTTCGGCTACAGGGGACCGAGACAGAAGTCCAAGGAGACCCGAGAAGAGTTCAGGTTGCGACTTGCAGAAGCAATTGACACGGATCGTGATTACCACTTCTTCAGATATTGGATCAGACCTGACGAAGAACGATACGAAAGATTCATGCACGGGTGCCTGTACCCGATGCTCGAAGCGTTCTTAGACTGGTACACCTACATGACACACCCTAACCGAAAGGATGAGATCAACCGCTTTCATTGGGCAACACCTTACGGACTCTACAACCCCTTTATGGAAGGCACTCAGGAACGCTTCCGCAACTTCCGTCTTACTGGATCAACCCTCGGCCTTAGACCAAAAGTATCATACCGATGAACACACCCCAACGTCCAATCAAACGACAACCCGCACCACCAACCAACCGACCTGCTATCACTGCTTCTTCTCAGAACATCTTTGAAGACCTGATTGAAGCCAAGCCTCAGCATGGTCGATTCCTTATGCTCTATAGTCCTCCCGGAATGGGCAAGACAACACTAGCTGCTCAGTTCCCAGCACCAATGTTTATTACCACCAGCGGAGAGCAAGGCATATACCTATACAAGGAACGAAACCTTGTACCTGCCGATATCCCTATCATTCAGTTGGAACCACTGGCACCTCACGATGAGATCCCTGCTGGTGGTCATCCCGGATATCTGCGTTGCATGACAGCGATGCAGCGATTCCGTGATGGTAAGCATGATCGTCAGACACTGGTCATAGACAGTACTTCTGGCCTGCAGGACATCTGCTACCAGCACTGTGCTTCCATGCTGTTTGACAGCGATATGGACAGCAAGGACTTCACAGCTTACTACGCTGGCTACACGAAAGCTGCTGAAGCATTCTGGTCCTCAGAACTTCTCAAGACCATGCTGGAGATCGTAGCCAAGGGTTACAACGTCGTACTGATTGCTCACTCGACGTTCAAGCCTGTCAACAACCCAAATGGTCCTGACTACGATCAGTATCGTCCAGAGCTTGATAAGAACATCTGGAAGTACACGTCCAAGGATCTACACGGTGTCTTCTTCATGGGTCAGGAGATACTTGTCTCTATCGACCAGAAAACCAAGAAGAAGAACACAGTCGGTGAGCGTAGGTTCATCGGATTGTCACCCACGACTTATTACACAGCTAAGTCATGGTGTACCCCGGAAGGGATGACTGAGATCGACTGTGGAGAATCAGCCAAGGAAACATGGAGTAAACTCAAAGAAGCGTTAGGTATGTAAAGTCAGTGTCAATTTGTTCCATCTCCATTACAAGAAAGAACCTCAAATGGCCCAGGAAGTAACCTCCCTCGCAGCACTCATGAAATCCAATGCTCGATTGAAGAAGCATGTGGAAGTCGCTAAGAAGACAACACCTCAGCAGGACTACGCTGGTCCTCCAGGTGAAGTCATTACCAAGTTCAGTCGCAACAACATTATCACCAAAGACGGCAACACGTACTTCATCCTTGACTTCAAGGTGGATGGTACTGTTGCTGGTCAGGAGCAGTACAACGGTCACCGTATCGGCATCCTGCATGGTCTGAATGACAGCCCGTACCGTACTGCCGAACAGGGACTGGACAACCTGATGTGCGATCTCCAGTTAATGGGCATCGACACGAAGGACTTGTCCCTCGACCAGATCGACGCTGCTATCAAGTCCACAGTCGGTAAGGACATCATGATCCGAGTCGTCAAACGTAAGGACGGCAAGGGCAACAACTTCTACATCGCAGGACTGGCTGCTGAAGCAGACGATCAGGACTTCTCTTCACCAGAAGATACTGAAGGTGACTCAGCAGACTCAGACGACACCACAGATGAATGGTCAGAAGAACTCGACGAAGCTGCAGCCGAGGAAGCAGACGATACTGCAGACGCTGCTGAAGCAGAATTCAATCCGTCTGACTGGATTGGCTTTGATGTCGACTACAAGCCAGCGAAGTCCCCCAAAGCCCTGACCTTCAAAGTCATCGCTGCTGACGATGATGCTGGCACCGTAACCCTTGAGCGTGATGGCAAGAAGGTCAAAGCCAACTACGCCGACCTGATCCTTCCATAGTCGTTACTCCCATAGTCTTCCTCATAGCCCGCTCTAACCCAGCGGGCTTCTTTTTCGGATACGAGTATGCTGGCAGCAGATACGGAGTGCTCAGGTCTGCATTTACTTAACGGTGCCACAACCTTTTCAATTGGAGTTTATGATGGAGCCGTATTCAAACACTCAACTACTGACATTGATCCAAGAACTCGTTACCGAACTAAAGAGCATCCGAAGTCTCTTAGAAGCACTTTCGACAACGCCAACCTCATCGTCTTCCATAATTCGGGATTCGATCTCAAAGCCCTCTGTGAATCAGGAATCTACGACTGGAACGAACCAGCAGAAGAGTCGTTCTGGAAAAAGATAGTTGATACCACCACCCTCGCTCACCTCTACTGTTCAACGGACGAACTTAGCTTAGACTTCCTCACTCAGAAATACTTGCAGCGAGGCTACCCTGAAGACAAGGAGTTGATTAGTGTCGTTGACAAATGCCGCAGGCTCACAAGAACCAAACGCTTCAAAGCAGTCTATGGAGACTGGCTCATCGCATCGGCTGAGGGATCTCATCCATCCTTCCTTCCTTGTGGAAAGAATAACAAATGGAACCGAATGGACTTCTGGTTACCAGCAGCCATACGAAAACATATCCCTGCAGCTTTCCGACCCACTCTTAGTGATTCAGTCCTTAACTCAGTCATGCTGCGATACCTGAAAGCTGACTGTGTCAACACTTTTGAACTGGCTGAGTTCTACTTCCACCAACTCCTCGAACGTCACGGAGACCAAGTCACTGAACTACTCAACATCAATCGTCAGGTCGAGCACATCGTATGGAAGATGGAAACACATGGACTATGGGTACGACCAACTGAACTGAAGGATGCACAGGAAGCCTGCCACAAGTACATCGGTATCCTCTCTCAGAAAGTCACTGAGCTATCAGGTATTGAAGACATCACAGACACCAAACTACGTAAACTGTTCTTTCAGGATTGGGGCTTCGAACCTGTTACGCTCACCAAGACTGGCAACAATTCGGTCGACGCCAAGTGTATCCTCAAGCTGCATGAACTGGCACAACCCGGAACCAAGCAACACCAGTTCCTTAGCTGCTATCTGAGCCTGAAGAAATATGAGAAGAAGCTGACCTCGTTACAGTCGTACGAACGATCAAGGAGCACCAGTGGATACGTTCATCCATCCTTTAACATCACGGGGACAAAGACCACCCGATTCAGCAGTAAGAATCCTAATGCTCAGAACATAACCAAGGCCGGTAATCCTTACGAAGACGACGCACCTGATATCGCTCGTTGGCTACGTGCTTCACCCTCCATGCGTTCCTGTTTTGGTCCACCTCCCGATAAGTGGTGGGTGACAGCAGATTACTCTCAACTACAACTCAGAATCTTTGCCAAGATAACCAACGAACAGGAGATGATGGATGCCTTCGACAGAGGCTGGGACGCTCACGACTTCGTGGCACGTAAGATATTCAATGTCCCGTCCACCGAGACACCTACGAAGGCCCAACGACGTGTGGCTAAGAATGTCAATTTTGGGTTCGTATTCGGAGCTTCCCCAAGAAAAATTGAAGCGACAGCAGGCATACCGGGCCTATGGGACACAGTCACCACTTTATTTCCCCACGCACACGAATTCATCGAAGCGACCAAAGCGACGATCAATGCGATCGGTTACGTTGAGACCCTGGGTTCATATCCTCTTGAACTTAAATCCCACATCAACAAGTGGACTGGACGCGAAGAGAAAGCAGCCCACGCAGGAGTAAACTACATTGTTCAGGGAGCAGAAGGAGTCATCGTCAAGCGTGCCATGGCTCTCTGTGATGCTTATCTCACTTCAGAATATCCTGAAGGGCGAATAGCTTTGCAGGTCCACGACGAGTTGGATTTCGAAGTACCTGTACGGATGCCTAAGAAGCACGTCAGGAACCTGAAGGATCTGATGGAATCAGCAGCCTCCCACTATGGCGTAAAGGCACCCGTCGAAGTAAACTTAATCACCAACCGCTGGGATAAGGAACTGAAGATACACCTATGAAACTACTCGACCATCTCGAAGTCCCATACGAAGAAACAGACAAAGACTTCATGACTGCGTGCCTATGGTGCGGGTCAGACAAACTCTCAGTCTCCAAAGACGAAGGCCATGTCTTCCAGTGCTGGAAGTGTAAGCAGACCGGCAATGGTGTGTCCTACATGCGTGAATGGTTCTCACAGCTACCCGACCTCGCCATGCCACAAGCCAAACAGTTCTGTGGTATGAAGAAAGGAGTATCGCCATCTGCACTCAGACTGGAAGGAATACGCTGCGACGGTCATTACTATTGGTTCCCTGTCAGAAACCTGAAGGGAGACATCATCGCACTCCACAAATACAATCCTTCAGACAACATCACATACTCATCTCCGAAACCATGGTCATGTTCGGTATTAGGTATGTCCGCATTGACAGGCTCTGAAGAACTATGGGTTGCTGAAGGACATTGGGACTATCTGGTCATGCGTCAGTTACTCTCACGCTTGCCTGACGGTCCTGATCTGTTAGGTACCTGTGGCTCCAGCTTCAGTACCAACTATCTACATCTGTTGGAAGATAAAAACGTAGTACTACTGTTTGACAATGATGACGCAGGACGATCTGGTGTCCAATCGGTAGCTCGCAGAATCAAGTCATCAGGCCACTCGATCAAGACCCTGCAGTATCTGGACTGGAGTCAGATCACCATCCCTCAGTTCTCTGAGATCCCAGAGAAGTTCGACATCAGAGACCTGCACAACGCAATGAACTAGGAACCCCATGAACATTATCGACCTTATCAAAGCCTCCCTTGTCGAAGTTAGACTCGATGAGGTAGTTTCTATTCAACCCCAGCAGTGCGATTCGTTCGATAGACTGATGGACATCTACAATCAGGACATGGTGATCACTGAATCACTGAAGGACTGCTTGGCCATCTGCATGTCTATCCATATCGCTGTGGCACTGGACGGAGACCCTCTCTGGTTGTACTTGGTTTCCCCTCCATCAGGTGGCAAATCCACTGTATGTGATCTGATATGCTCAGATGAAATACACTCGACACCACTGGATTCGCTGACTGGTATCATCTCAGGAGATCGTAACGGCAAGCACCTTGTACCCTTAATGCAAGGTAAGTGCGTAGTTATCAAAGACGGAACACTCTTATTGGAGTCCAACCCTCTGCAGCTTGCCAACGTGTTTGGTGAGTTACGCTCCATCTACGACGGGTCACTGGTCAAGCATTTCCGCAATGGTGTATCCGCCAACTTCTCCAATATCTCTTTTGGTATGGTAATTGGTATAACCGAAAAGGTGTACAGCCTGAACATGGCAGCACTCGGTGAACGCTTCCTTCACTGTCGTCTGGAAACAACCAGAGAGATGGAGAAGGTACGCAACGCTAATGCTGTCAAAGGTGTATTCGAACATACAGCCAAAACTAGCTTTGAAGGCAATGACGCTGGTGACAGTCGATCATTCCCCAAACAGCGAGCCTTCACAGCAGGCTTCCTGTCCCATCTTCATTCCACACTCAGAAACAACGATATCCTGCGTCCGGGTTACACTGACCATGACGTAGCACTTATCCAATCCCTCGCTGATATGATCGCCTGCAGCCGTGCTCAGGCACCTCGCAGCAAGGAATTCGGCTCCAGTGAACTGCTCTACGATGCTCGACCAGAAGCCTCTACCCGTGTTGTGAAACAACTTAGTCGTCTAGCCTTATGCCTGTGCTACGTACTTGGTACTACCGAGATTACTCAACGGATTCGTGTACTGCTAACCAAGGTTGCACTGGACACTGCCTTCAGTCGGCAGCATAATATCATTCGTACTGTAGCACTGGCTGAGAGTGGTCTGACACGACAATCCATCGCTGTACTAACCTCTATTCCACTAGAAACTATTACCCGGCGTATCGACGATCTGATCTCATTGGGCATCCTCATCCCCAACGATACAGATCATCGCCCTGTCCGTGGTCGCACAGTACCGACTCTCAAGTGTGCTCGCTGGATTCAGGATGCCTTCAGATTGGTAGAACAACATGTCGAAGCCGGTCTATCCGACAGTGAAGATCAAGAACCCAAACCGAAGAGACCAACCCCTAGTGGAAAAGGTCGCAGTCCACAAGCGACGGGGAAGAACAAAAGACCGAATGCGGATACTTGAACGCGATGGTTTCACTTGTCAGGTATGCGGTGAATCGTACCCTGAGGCGTTTCTTAACGCAGACCACCGCGTACCTATTGAGGCCGGTGGAAGTGATGAAGATAGCAACAAACAAACACTCTGTATTCTGTGTCACAGGAAGAAGACTGACAACGAACGAGCTAGAAGAAAGATTTACTAACTTATTAGAAAGGTAGTTACTATGACACAAGAACAATTCTCCGGCATTGCGAGACACATCCTCACCATTGCTGCTGGCATCGCCGTCAGTCAAGGGTACATGGATGACTCAACAGCAACCACTATCGTTGCCGGTATCGTGGCAGCACTTACAGTCTTCTGGTCAATTCGTTCAAAAGGAAAGTAGTCAACCATGGTCCAGTTAGATTTGCAAACCAAGCTCTACATCCTCGGAGCCATAGTCGCTCTCACCCAGCTACCTAAGATTCTTCCTTCACCAGAAACTATCAAGGGGCTACTCGCCAAGATAGACCTGAAGAAAATCTTCACCAGCAACAACATTGTACTCGCTGCTGTTGCTGCCATGATCCTGATGCCTCACCAGCCAGCCGTCACACCAGTTAACCCAGATCCAGTACCAGTCGTAGTCAAGGACAAGCTGGACGTAGCCAACGATACCTACCGTGAACTGCTGGCAGAAGAGTGGGCACAGTTCGCTACTAAGCGTGACACGTTCAAGACACCAGCAGACGCACTCAAGTACATCAACGATCGTCAGGTAGCTGTCTACAAAGCAGCCTACCAGCCAATCAACGACATCGCTGCCAAAGCTGCTGATGGTGGTGATCCA